AAGTTCATAAGAACAAGGGATCAAGACCAACCTTGTATTTCTTGTGGCAAATACACCACCCTACAAGCTGGACACTTTTATAGTGCAGGCTATCACCCTTCAGTAAAGTTCAACGAGGACAATGTTCATGGACAATGTAAACGTTGTAATTATTTCCTATCTGGAAATTTACTACCCTACAAAGAAAACTTACTTAAAAAAATAGGTCAAGAACGATTTGATAAAATCACCCTATCTATTCAAATGACAAAGAAATTTGGCTTTAAGTGGAATAGATTATACCTGCTAGACATCATTGACAAATACAAAAAAAATGACAATAGATGATGTGATAAATAAAATGTATAAAAATCACCCAACATGGCTTTTAATGGCTGAAAAAATGACACCGCTTTATTATTCTTTAACAGCAGAAGATGTAGTACAAGAAGTTTATTTAAAAATTTTTGAAGAATTAAAGGAAAAAAAGCTAAAAATCTCGACTATAATAACAGACGATCATATTAACTATGGTATTGTCTATATAAGAATGCGAAATATTGTCGTAGACATGATGCGATCTGAAAAGAAAACGCTTCCTATAAATATAGAAATAGAAGATAAAGAAACAGAAAGTGAAGCAAAGTTTTATGAAAAAATTGATAATGTCATTGATGGTTTTAATTGGTTTCATAAAAAACTATTTAAGCTATACACAAAAAAATATCAGTCTATAAGAGATTTATCTAAAGACACCAGGATAAGTTACAAGACTGTTTGGAGGCACGTTGAAAAATGTAAAAAAGAAATAAGAAAAAAAATAAAAAATGAAAAGTAAAGGTTTAGGTGATACAGTAGAAAAAATTACTACAGCTACAGGAATTAAAAAATTAGTTAAATGGATAGCTGGAGAAGATTGCGGATGTGATCAAAGAAAAGAAAAACTAAATAAACTATTTCCTTACAAAAACCCAAAGTGCTTGACTGAAGAAGAGCACATTTGGTGTAAAAATTATTTTGAAACTTTTAGAAGCACAATTAATAGAAACGACCAACACAAAATGCTTGACATCTACAACAGGGTATTTGATGCAAAAAAAGAAGCTTCAAGCTGTGGATCATGTGTAAGGGAATTATATAACTCAGTAAACAAACTATACAAAACTTATGAAGAATAAAGTTAGAGAAAGACCAAAAGCTAAACTACTTGAATACCTAACTAAACACGAAGAAGAACTAAAACTAATATTTAAAGAACCAGAAAAAAATGAATACAACCGATGATAACATATTAAAGAACTTAACCTTTTTATGTGCTATGACACCAAATGATCAAGAACTAGGTAGAAAAGTAAGGGCAGCTTACAAAGATTCTTTAAAAAGTCCTGAAAGAACTTGTGATATAGAAGATGAAGATTGTATTAGTTGCGGAGCTTGAAACAAATTAAAGTAATATCAAAAGTTGTAAATGGCAAGCTAATTAGAAACAGAGCTAAAGTAAAACAAGTTATACAAAGTTTTGAAGGAAAAGAAATAGAACTAATAGTGAAACGTAAAACAAACCAAAGAAGCAACCAGCAAAACGCTTACTACTTTGGTGTAGTTATACCAATTACTATACAAGCAATTGAAAACGAATGGGGTGAATCATGGGACATTGAAAAAGCTCACAATCTGTATAAGTCTTTATTCTTATATGAAGAAAAGGTAAATCCAGAAACAAGTGAAGTTATTAAAGTCCCTTCTTCATCAACAGAAAACACCACTACTAAACAAGAGGTATTTCACACACAATGCAGAAACTTTCTAAAAGAATGGTTTAACGTAGAAGTACCACTTCCTAACGAAGAAATAGTTTTTGAATAAACAATAAACAATCAAAGAAATGCCAAGAGGTGGAATAAGAAAAGGAGCAGGTAGACCAACTAAAGCAGATGAAGATAAGCTTATAGAAAGGTTAGACAGAATTATAGATAAAGATGAAGTAATACACAAGCTTAATGAACTAATTAAAAAAGGTGATTTAAGAGCTATCACAATATACTTAGATAGAAGATTTGGAAAACCAACAGAAACTAAAGACATAACAGTAAACCAAGATTTGCCATTGTTTATTGATTAATGAAACCAGAAAGAACCACAGCAGTAAAAAGGTTAAGGAAACTTAATCAAAGAACTAAGATTGTAAGAGGTGGTTCTAGTGCTGGCAAGACAATAGCAATAATTTGTATTCTAATTGACTATGCTTTAAGACACGAAAATAAAGAAATAAGTATAGTTAGTGAATCAATACCTCATTTGCGTAGAGGTGCTTTAAAAGACTTCTTAGGTATTATGAAAGGTCTAAATAGGTACAGAGAAAAAGAATTTAATAGAAGTACTTTAAAATACGAATTTTGGACAGGTTCTTACATTGAGTTCTTTTCTACTGACCAACCTGATAAACTTAGGGGAGCTAGAAGAACTGATCTTTATATAAACGAATGTAACAATGTACCATTTAACAGCTACCAAGAACTAAGTATAAGAACATCTGAAAACATTTGGCTAGATTATAATCCAACTTCTTTATTCTGGGTAGACAAAGAATTAATAGGTCAATCTGATACAGACTTCATCACACTTACTTACAAAGACAATGAATCATTACCAGAATCAATAGTTAAAGAATTAGAAAAAGCTAGAGTAAAAGCAAAAACTTCTAGCTACTGGAAAAACTGGTGCAGAGTTTATTTAGATGGTGAAGTAGGAAGTTTAGAAGGTGCATGCATACCAGACTGGAAAGAAATTGACATGATACCAGATGAAGCTAGATTGCTTTGTGCTGGATTAGACTTTGGTTATTCTGTAGACAGTTCTGCTATGTGCTTGCTATACAAATACAATGACAGCTACATATTTGATGAAGTGCTTTATAAAACAGGAATGTTAAATAGAGACATATCAAACTTTATAAAGAACAACAATATTGACTGTTACATTTATGCAGATTCAGCAGAACCTAAATCAATAGCAGAAATAAGACTTAGTGGTGTTGATGTTTATCCAGTAACTAAAGGACGTGATTCTATTGTGTATGGTATTAACCTAATCAATCAGAATGAAGTATTTGTAACATCAAGAAGTAAAAACCTAAAAAAAGAATTAGAGGGTTATATCTGGATGAAAGACAAACAAGGCAACAGTTTACAGAAACCAAATCCTATGACTGGAGATCATGCAATTGATTCAATTAGATATGCAATGATGATGGAATTAGAAAATCCTAATAGGGGTACTTATCATTTATATTAAAAACGTGTATATCATTTAAACAACTTTTACGACTTATAACTATGAAGCTAACATTAAACATCCCAGAAACACTAAAAGAAATTACTCTTAACCAGTACCAGCAATGGTTAAAGATTGCAGAAGATAAAGAACCTAGCTTATTTCTTCAGCAAAAAATGATTGAAATATTTTGTGGAATAACTCTTAACCAAGTAATGCAAATTAAGGCACTTGATATAGATACTATTACAGAAGATATTGCAAAAGTGTTTAAAGAAAAAACTAGACTTATAAACAGGTTTACACTAAATGAAATTGAATTTGGATTTATACCCAAACTTGATGATATGAGTTTTGGCGAATATGTTGATTTAGATAATTATATGTCTGACTGGCAACAAATGCACAAAGCAATGAGTGTTTTATTTAGACCAATAACTTTTAAAAAGAAGAATCAATACTTAATAGAAGATTATGAAACTGCTGAAAAACACAACATTAAAGAAATGACATTAGATATTGTATTTGGTTCAATGGTTTTTTTTTGGAATTTAAGAACAGAATTGCAGAATCATATCCTGAATTATTTAGCGAATCAGGAGGAAGTTCCCCTACCACCAGAAACGAAAGCTTCTCTATTAAGTGGGGTTGGTACAGCAGTCTTTACGCCCTGGCATCAAACAACATTTTAAACTTTGATAAAGTGACAAAACTTAAAATACATAAATGCTTAATGCAGCTTGCTTTTGAAAAAGACAAATATGAACTAGAACAATCATTACTAAAAAGAAACAAATGACTAAAAATAAAAATTTAGATGAAATCATTATTAATGAAATGTTGGAAAATGAACAATTTATAGTTCTTGCTGAAGGGTTTGAAGAAGCTTTTGTAGGCGTTACAATAACAACCCCAAAAAGGATAATATATGATTACTGGAAATGTTTAGACTGTATTATAAAAAAAGAAGATTTATCCTTTGATGATGCTTTAGATTTTTTAAGAGAATTTACACAAGAAGATTTAGGTAAGAATACACCAATATACATAAAGAAAATATGAAAAGTTTTTACAAGGTAATAGATAGTATTAAAACAGTAGTTAATTCAGAACCATTTAATAACAATGTAAGTTTTGGTGATATATCAGATATTGATTTATCCAAGCAAACAATTTTTCCATTAGCTCATATCATGGTTAATAATATGACTGTAGAAGAAAATCACGTTTCATTTAACGTTACACTTTTTTTAATGGACTTAGTTGATGATAGCAAAGAACCTGATACAAGTTTATTTTTAGGCAATGATAATACACAAGATGTTTTAAACACACAAGCTGCATTAGCTACAAGAGTTTTAAGAGTGTTACAAAAGGCTGATTTATACAGATCAGAATTTCAATTATCTACTACTGCAAGTTGTGAACCATTTACAGAAAGGTTTGACAACCATCTTTGCGGGTGGGCTGTAACTTTTGATGTAGCAACTAAAGATGAAATGACTTACTGCTAATGAGTGAATTTAAAAAAGCAATGGAAAAGTACGCTAAGTACGTGGTGCAGCAAGCAAGATCAAACCTTAGTAAAGGCAAAAACAATGCTTCTAAAAAGCTATATAATAGTTTAGGTTATGACATAAAACAAAACAGAAGTTCTGGCGGTAGATTTGCTACAGGTTATAATGCAGAGTTTTTTATGGAGGATTACGGAGCTTATCAAGATCAAGGGGTTCATGGAGCTAAATCAAGTTATGTAGAAAACAGAAATTCACCTTTTAAATATACTACAAAACAACCACCTACTAGAGCTTTTGACAAATGGATTAAAAACAAAGGCATTAAAGGAAGGGACAAAAAAACTGGAAAATATATTTCAGATCAATCTTTAAAATTTTTAATAGCAAGAAGTATTAAAAACAAAGGAATTAGAGCAAGTTTATTTTTTACCAAACCATTTGAAGCAGGCATTAAAAAATATGAAGATGATATTGCTGGTGGTTTTGGTGATGATATTTTAAATCAATTATAATGAGTACAATTATTAGGACTAGAAGTCCATTTTTTATAAGAACACCAGAAGAAACAGATGCAACATTAGGTTATTTTGTAATTAGAATTACAATTAGAGAGGGTTTAATTAACTCGGGTGTTCCTTGTTCTATTCCTGATGTTGTTTTTATCTTAAATAAAAAACCAATTGGTAGTGAAAATTCTGTTTCATTTGACATTAGCGAAATTGTAAATGATAGTTTAGTGCAAACTTATAGTTCAACTCCAGTTGGAACTTATCAGTCATTATGGGTAGATGTGCAAACAAACGCAAGCACATTAGCTGGCGAGCCAATTGGTAGTGTAACTACAACAACATATTTAGCGCAAGAAGGTTTTAACAAATTTAAAGAAGGTGTTAATTATACAGTCCAAAAATCAGCAATGTTAACGGAGAATTACCTTGAATATTATAACGGCTCAATTATCTCTTTACCAATAAATGCAGAACTAGTTAATTCAATTAAATGGAAATATAATAATGTTACTCAGCAAATAAACAGCATTACAGATAATGGCAACAGTACCCAAAAAATACAATATATTTTATACAATTTAAGACAAGAAGTTGATCAAGTCGAGTTGACTATTACTGGTGCAACTATTAATATAAAATTAAAAGCAGTTGAAGAATGTAAATATCCAGTTAATAAAATTACTTTTTTAAATAGGTGGGGCGCATTTCAAAATTTATATTTCTTTAAAAAATCAACTGAAAGTTTAGATACTACCAGAGAAAATTACAAAGCAAGTATTTTTAAAGCAAAGTCAATATCAAATACTTTAGTTAATGAAGAATGTGAAGTCACAACTACTTTTAATACTTACAGCACAACTGCACATTCTAAAAAAACATTTAATGCAAATGGAGTTGAATCTATTACTTTAAATAGTGGCTATGTTTCAGAATTAAACAACTCTTATTTTGAAGAATTAATGTTAAGTGAATATGTTTGGCTAACAGATGTTAACAGCGTTATTTATCCAGTTAATTTAAAAGAAAGTTCATTTAATAAAAAAACAGGCCTTAATGATGGTTTAATTAATTACACAATGAATTTTGAAAAGTCATTTAGCATAGTAAACAATATTAGATAAATGCAAAAAGTCATTTTATACATATCTCCAAAAATAGTTAATTCAAATACAGAAGCGGACTTTGTAAGAGTTGATTTAATGGAAGAAGAACTAATTACATTAACTCAAGTAATACAAGATGTACAAGACATTGAAAAGCTGTTTACAGATTATAGTAAAACTTTTAATTTACCAGCATCAAAAACAAATAACAAAATTTTTAAATACTGGTTTAATCCAGATGTTAACAATTTTAATAGTCAGGTTTTTTCTAGTGCAAGAATAGAACTAAATCATTTTGAGTTTAAAACTGGTCAAATACAACTTAATGAAGTTGTAATGAAAGATCAAAAACCATCAATGTATAAGGTTACTTTTTTTGGTGAAACTGTAGATTTTAAAAACGCTATTAATGAAGATCAATTAAGTAATTTAGCTTGGTTAAGTAATTTTGATTTTCAAGAGCAACCATCAGGTTCTGACAATGTTAAAGAAGGTTTAAAAAATGGTTTAAATTTTACTGTAGATGGTGTTGCTTATAACGATGCTATAATATATCCTTTAATCACACATACAGGTTCTTACATTTATAGTAGTAATTCAGCAGATTTTACAAATCCTTACAATATAAATACTCAAGACAGCGACCAAACCAGAACAACTAAAAGGGGTGTATTAAAAGAAGATTTAAAACCAGCAATTACAATAAGAATTATATTAAAAGCAATTGAAGAACAATACGGAATAAAATTTAAAACAGGCGAATTTTTTGATACAAGTGCGTTAAATAATTTGTATTTGTGGCTACACAGAGAAAAAGGTAAAATCCCTTTAAATGGATATTGGAATAGTTACAATACTTATTCTAGAACAACAGGTGATGCACAACTAGAAAACAGCGGTAATGCGTACGGATATTATGACATAAATCAAGGCGTTTTTTATTGGGACAGTTTTCCAGATACACCATTTTCACCAGCTTATGCAGATGACACTACTATTACAGTAACAATAACTCCATTAGCTTCATTTACTAATGTTTTATATGATGCAAATATTATAAATGCTAATACTGGACAAGTTTTAAAAACAGTAAACCAAATAAGTGGAACACAAACAGTTATACTTAAAATAAATAAAGATGGTTCTAATGGTGCTATGCGATTAAGTGATATTAATACACACCCAGCTAAAATAATTACAACATTAAATGCAAATGAAGTAATTGAATTTAATTACTCTATTAAAATTGATAGGTATGTTAGATATTCAGAATTTTTAAATCTAAACTGGAATCCAATTATAATAGATTTGTCAGCAACATTTGCTCCAACAACTGCAACACAAACACCGACTTCAGGTGATATTGTTATTCTTGACCAAATGCCAAAATTAAAAGTAAAAGATTTTCTAAATGGTTTATTTAAACAATTTAATTTGACTGTTTTTTTAAATTCACAAAAAGAAATAGTAGTACAAACATTAGATAGTTTTTATGCTGGTGGTCAAACTCAAGATTTAACAGAATATGTTAAAACAGACACTCACTCTGTTGGTAATTCAATTCCATTTAGCGAAGTTGATTTTGAATATCAAGACCCAAAGACAATTTTAGCTCAAAAATTTCAATTATTAAACAATCAAAAATACGGTGAATTAAATTACAGAGTTGATGTAAGTAAAAAAAATATTTATCAAATTCAATTACCATTTTCTCAAATGTTGTTTGAAAGGTTGTTTAATATTGGACTTGGAAATTCATCTACACAAGTTCAAGTAGGCACATCAATAGATGAAGAACTAAATCCTTCAATCGGTGCGCCTTTAATTTTTTACGGAATACGTATAGTTGATGCAGATGAATTTATTAATTACGTTTCTGGTACTTCAAGACCTGAGGGCGGCGGTCTTGCACCTACTGCTGGAACAAAATCCAGTTTAGATACTTATTTTATCCCTAGTGTATGCAATGAAGTTGGAGATTCTTCTACACCACCAACACACAATTTAAACTTTGGTAGTGAAATAAACACCTATACATTAACAGATTATAACGGAAATAACAACAGTTTATTTCAGACTTATTATCAAAATTATGTTACTAGAGTTTTTAATACTAGAACAAGGCTTTATAAAATAGATGCAATATTGCCTTTGCATGTTTTATTGACCTTGACTTTAGATGATACTATTATCATACAAGACAGAGAATATACAATTAATAAAATGACTACTAAATTACAAAGTGGTGAAACATCATTTGAACTATTAAACGAACCATCATGAAAACAATATTAGAAGGGCTTGAATTTTGTAAAAATAATAAGCTGTACGGAAAAAATATAAATATAGCATTAGGAATTAATAAAGTTCCTATGACTATTAAAGAAGCTTTTAACCAATTTAGAATGAAAAAATGATAACTAAAATATTTGAAATAATTACCAAAACTGGTAAAGCCGAAAAAGATCTAAAAAATGTTTCTGATGGTATTGAAAAAGTCAATGATGGTTTAGAAACTACTAATAAAGAAACTAAAAAAGTTTCAGGACTAGGTAAAGTTTTTAAAGGAGCTAAAAAAGGTACTAAAGGATTGGCTGGTGGTTTTAAATTAATTGGAACAGCGATAAAAGCTGCTGGTATTGCTTTAGTAGTAGGGTTGTTTGTAGCGTTAAAAACAGCTATTGAACAAAATCAAAAAGTAATTGATGGACTTGCTACAGTAATGGAAACAGTATCTGTTATAATGTCAGAAGTTTCAAAAGTTTTAACGAATGTTTATGAAAGTGTTGCAAGTTCAAGTGAAAACTTTGATGCTCTTGGTAGAGTATTAAAAAACATTTTAAACCTTGCTATAACTCCAGTAAAATTAGCTTTTCAAGGAATTAAAGCTGCAATTGTTGGTGCGCAACTTGCTTGGGAACAATCTTGGCTAGGTAATAATGATCCTAAAAGAATTGCAGAATTAAAAGCTGAATTAACAGAAATAAAAGAAGATGTTATTGATATTGGAACAGAAGCATTAAATTCTGGTAAAGCAATAGCGGAAGATTTTGTAGAAGCAGTTACAGAGGTTGCAGACATAGGAGGTCAAGTAGTAGATGGACTAAAAAAAATTAGTATTAAAGCTGCAATAGAAACAGCCAAAGCAAATGTAGAACTTAAAAAAACTGCTGAACTTGCTACTGTTGCCAATCAAGGATTAATTGAAAAATATGATTTACAAGCAGAGCAACAAAGACAAATTAGAGATGATGAAAGAAAAAGCATAGCAGACAGAAAAAAAGCCAATGATGAACTATTGGTAATTTTAGACAAACAAGAAAAAGCAATGTTATCTAATGCAAAGGCAGTTTTAGCAGCAGCTCAAGTAGACCTTGATAAATCTAAAAATAATGTAGAGTTTCAAAAAGCTGTGATGGAAGCTGAAAACGAGCTTGCAGCAGTAAGGGCACAAGTTGCAGGTTTTAGAAGTGAACAACAAACAAATGAAGCAGCACTAGAAAAAGAAGCTTTAGAAATGATAAATTCTAAACTTGAATCAGAAGCTAATTTATCTATTGAACAAAAAAGATTTAATGCAGAACAAATTGACGAAAAGTTAAAAAGTCTTGAAAAACAAAAAGAAATAGATGCAGAAGAAAAATCTTTACAATTAAAAAGATTACAATCTATAATTGATGAAGCAAATGCTGGAACACAAGCTAAAATAGATGCAGAAATAGCATTAAATGAATTTAAACAACAAGCAGATCAACTAGAAGTTACTAGACTTGCAGAAATTGAAGCAGAAAAATTAAGAATAAAAACAGAAGCTGATGCAGAAAAAGAAAGACTTGAAAAAGAAGCAGAAGAAGCAAGAGATAGAAGAATTGAAAAACAAAAACAACAAGAGCAAGAAGTACAAGATTTAAAATTTCAATTAGCTCAAACAACTTTAAGTTCAATTCAAACGCTTACAAACGCTTTTGCAGATCAAAGTGAAGAAAATGCAAAAAAAGCATTTAACGTACAAAAAGCACTTGCTATGGTGCAAGTTGGAATAAATACAGCACAAGCTATTATGAAAGCTGCTGCTGAAACAACTGACTTTACACCTATACAAGCATTAAGAACTGCAAATATGATAGCAATGGGTGCTGCTGGTGCAGTTCAAATAGCAGCAATCGCAGCTCAAAAATTTAATCCTTCTGGTGGTGGCACAACTCCTACTACAACAACACCTACTGGCGGTGGTACATCACCTTCACAACCCCCTAGTTTTAGTGTTGTTGGTACTAGCGGAATAAATCAAGTGGCTGGAGCTTTAGGCTCTCAACCACCAATACAAGCCTTTGTTGTAGCTGGAGCAGTTACAAACGCACAACAACTACAAAACAACACAATAAATCAAGCAACTTTTTAAATAAAAACAAAATGGATATAGTAGAATTAATATTAGATGAAGAAAGCGAAGAAATGGTAGGTATAGAAGCGGTGTCAATTGTTTCTGCGCCTGCTATTGACGAATCATTTGTGGCTCTATCAAGTGATGAAATCAAATTAGCTAAAGTAGATGATGAAAAAAGAATAGTAATGGGCTGCGCTTTAGTGCCAAATAAAATGATATTTCGCAAAAGAAATGATACAACTTTTTATGTTTATTTTTCTGAAGATACTGTGAGAAGGGCAAGCGAATTATTTTTTCAAAATGGCAATCAAAGTAACGCAACCTTAGAACACCAAATGAAAGCTAATAACTTAACAGTAGTTGAAAGCTGGATAGTAGAAGATGAAGTAAAAGATAAATCAGCTATTTATGGATTAAACGCACCTGTCGGTAGCTGGGTTATATCAATGAAGATTGAAGATGATGAATTATGGCAACAAATAAAAGAAGGTAAGAAATATACAGGTTTTTCTATTGAAGGATATTTTGCTGACAAAGCTTCTATTAAAAAATCAGAAATGTCAACTGAAGAAGTTGAAGCTGAATTAATATTATCTAAAATAAAGGACGTAATTATTAAAGCTGAATTACATAGTGAAGTTATAAATGATG